AAACACGACAAGCCTGATCGAAGATGGCATCGCGAAACTGGACGAAATGTCAAAGCCGTATGTTGCCTATACAGCAGATGTGATTGACCTTGCAAGACAGTCAGAGAAGTACAGCAACGTGTTTGATTTTGACATTGGCGATACAGTCTGGATGATTAGCAAGAAGACACGCACGAAGGAAAAACAGCGAATTGTGAAGCTGACGGAATACCCTGAAGCACCGCGAAGCAACACTGTCGAACTTTCAAACGCAACAAAAACATTTGCCGAAGTGCAGCAGGAAGCAACGGATCAGGCAAAGTCAGAAGCGATCAAGATTGCAAACAGTAGCGCGAAGAAAGTTCTTGAAGATGGCTATTACACGAAAACAGAGGTTGAAACACACATAACAGCATCGAAAGAAGAAATCGAACTGGGCGTGTCAAAGACCTACGAAACGAAAACCATTGTCGATCAGAAGATCAAGAGTGCAAACGATCTGACCGATGAAAAGCTGACGGAATACAGCACGACAGAACAGATGAAGGCTGCAATCAACCTGAAAGCGGAAGAAATTGATCTGGAAGTGTCGAAAGTGTATGAAACAAAGACAAGCGTCACTGAAAAGATTAAAAGTGTGAATGACCTGACGGACGAAAAACTGACGTTGTATTCCACCACAGAAGAAATGAATGCAGCGATCAAGGTGCAGGCTGAAGCGATTGATCTTTCAGTTTCAAAAAAATACGAAACTAAGACAACAGTTACAGAGAAGATCAAGAGTGCAAACCAGCTGGCGCAGGCGGCAGCAGATACAGCGGAAGAAAATGCAAACAGCGCAACCGATGAAAAGCTGAAAGAGTATTCCACCACAGAAGAAATGAATGCAGCGATCAAGTTAAAGGCAGACGGTATCACGACAGAGGTCAACAAGAAGGTCAACAATTCAGAGTTCGGCACAAAGATCACACAGAATGCGTACAATGTGCGCGTGGCTTGGAACGGCAACAGCAAATATATTCAGTTGGAATATGGTCAGCTTGCAATCTACAACGGCGATGTGACGGCAGCAGAAAAAAGAGCAGTATTTGACGAACGAGGAAATCATTTCTATCGTGACGGATATTATGTCGGAAAGATTGGAACAAACCAGTGGTCGGGGAACAACGCACACAAAGGGCTTGTGTTCGATCTGGACTATCAGGGAAAATACATGGCATTTGCGCAGATGAAGTCACAAGGCGCAGGATCATATACAACGATGCTGTGCTTCAGCCGCGCAGGAAGCATATACGATCAGTATGGCATACACTTGGGATGCGACTTCTATGGTCATTGGTTCGACATGTACAATGTCGATCTTCACGATGTCAATATAAACGGATACGGCGTGGCAGATGGTAAAAGCATACCGATAGTGACAGAAATTCACGACAACGGAAACGGAACAGTCGGCTGGACGACATCATCAATCAGTGTCAGAGGTGGAATGATTACAGCAGTACCACAAGGGAGCGCGAATATATAATGAGCAAAGAAATCATAATTGAAGAAGATACAAAGACGGAAACAAAAGAAATGACCCTTGATCTGCCTGAAGGCGAAAGAGGGATCACAGAAGAAGAAACAGAAACAAAGGAACAGCAGATCAAAAACACGATGCTTGCGCAGATGGATTCAAAGCTGGACTTGATACTTGCATATCAGGAAGCTGCGCTGGAATAACAGGAGGATGGCACATGAAACCGATCGAACAAAGAATTGCTTGCGCGAAAGGAGAAATCCTGAACGCAATGGCAACAATCAGCACAGAACACGATCTGTCAGCGACAGTCATGGAAGGCGTGCTGGCTGACATACTGTCTGAAGTGAAGTCACAATCAAAGATGGAACTGCTGAACGCATACAACAAAGAAGTGAACGATGCACAACAGGAAATCAAGCAGCTGAAGGAAGAACTTGAAAAAGCGAAGGCAGCAGCAAAGAAGACATTGAAGACCGAACCTGACACCGATCAGGAAGGAGGGGACGACAATGGCGATGCAGCTAATAACTGACATAACACTGGAACTGACAGGCGATGAACGCTTGTATATGGCATCAGCGAAGCAGGGCGACAAGCGCACACGATTCATCAGGATCGCGCTAACAAATAATGGCAAGGTATTCACGATCCCGACAGGGTACATCGTAATTGCGAACATCAAAAAGCCAGACAAACACTTTTGTTATAACGAATGCACAGTGACCGACAACAAAGTCATGGTCGAACTGACAAATCAGGCACTTGCGGCAGCAGGAACAGCACACTGCGACATTGAGATCAGGGACGCACAAAACGTGTATGTGTTATCTTCACAGGCGTTCACGATTGAGATTGAAGAAACGAACAGGAATGACGCTGCGATTGAAAGCTGCAATGAGATCACAGCACTGGAAAAGAAAGTGCAGCAGTACATCGACAACATCGTTTCAACAAAGAATGACATCTTGTCAGTTGAAGCAGCGATGAAGGTTGCTGAAGCTGCCAGAGCATCGGCAGAGGTTGACAGGATCAACGCTGAAGCACGAAGGAAGAAAAGCGAACAGGACAGGGAAATTGCTGAAACAGCAAGGCAACAGCAGCTTCAGATCATGCAGGAAGCGACAGGAGCAGCAAACAACGCAGCTTCTTCAGCAAATACGGCAGCAGGCGCAGCGAATACAGCGGCGGCACGCGCTGAAGCAACATACAAGTCACAGGAAGAATTGCAGAAGATGTATGAAAAGATGCTGGACATCAAGGGGGCAGTCGGAAGCACGATTGACGGCGGCACAGCGTTCAGCATTGATCCGATGACCTGTGACGGCGGCACAGCGTTCACAACAGAAGAATGCGAAGCGGATGCAGGCACAGTGTAGGAAGGAGGAAACACGATGGCAACATGGACAGTCAGACCGAAAAAGGACACGACAGCGAACTGGAAGGCTTCAGGACGCATCCTTGAAGTGAACGAATGGGGCGTTGAAGAAACCACATCAGGCAAGTACATATTGAGGATAGGAAACGGAAAAGACAAGTTTCTTGATCTTCCAGCGGTTGTTGATACGCCGACACTTGAAAAGATGTACAACACGATTCAAAACTTCAACAACAACATGCAGCAGGCGACATCAGCCGCGAACGCAGCAGCACAGTCGGCACAGCAGCAGGCAGCAGCCGCGAAAGCAGCCGCAGCAGCTTGTCAGGACATTGAAAAGGGAATCAATTCAATGTCGGACAAAGCAACAGGCAAGAAGTACACGATCGGCGTTGAAGCTGGGCTTGTGTTCTTAGAAGAAACAACATAACAGGAGGAAAAGAAAATGGCAAGGCTCTATGTAGCAGACAAAGAAACGCTTGACGCGGTAAAGGCTGACACGACTGGCATCTTGAAACAGCTTCAGGACGCAGATGGAAAATTCAGCAATATCAAGCGTTATGGAATCAAGATCAACAAAGCAGACAGCAATCCTGACACACGCATCACATATCTGTATGATGCAGCAGGCTTCACACCAGCAAAGATGAACTTCACAGACGGATCATTCGACTTCGGTTCATGGGGCGAAGTGTTCTTCGTTAAGCAGAACAGACCAGTTATGCTGAAGGCAGACAGAACAGTTGCGTATGAGTTAAACCACACAGACCATTCAAAGAAGCTGGACGGCACTGCATCCGATGTCGGGGATGCATCAACAACAATGAATGCAATGTCTGAATTTCCGTTGATGTGGCTGTGCCAGTACGAAGTCGGAAACTATGAGTATATCATTGTATCTGACACAAGAGTTGACAGCAACTACAACGCAGACGCATTCATGCGTGAAGATGGAACAATCGCAGATCATATGTATATGCCTATGTACGGCGGCAGCTATGACGGCGCGAAACTTCGCAGCTTGTCAGGAAAGAAGCTGGACTGCAACACGAACGCACAGACAGAGATCAACAGGGCAGCAGCGAACGGAACAGGCTGGACAATCATTTCATGGAGCAGAAGAAACCTGATCGAAAGTCTTCTGACATTGATCAGCAAATCTGAAAACTTTCAGGCGAAGTTCGGTCAGGGCGTATGCAACACATATGTCAACGATTCAACAAAAGACTATGGAAAAGTTGCGACAGGAACACTGGACGCAAAAGGACAGTTCTTCGGCTACAATGACGGAACGCACGAAGTGAAGGTGTTCTATTGCGAAAAGCAATGGGGAAACCGCTGGGACAGACTTGTGGGCTATCTGTGCGACAATGGAACAATAAAAGTGAAGATGTCGCCGCCTTATAACCTGACAGGAAAAGACTTCACGAAGGTTGGAACAGCGTGCAAAGATGGCGGTTATCAAAAAGACACATTGATGACCAGATTCGGACGATTTGTCAAATCGGTCGGCGGCAGTTCTTCGACATATCGTTGCTGCTATTACTGGATCAACATGGCGATCCTTGCGGTCGCGCTTGTCGGTGGTTACTCCCGCAACGGCGCGTACTGCGGTGCTTCCGTCTACTTGTACAACACTGCTTCGAGTGCGGCTTGGAGCTTCGGCGGCTCTCCTTCTTGTGAAGAACCTTTGGCGGCATAAGCCGCACAGGGGGACAGGGGGAGTAATCCCCCTTGAAGTGTGAGTATAAAGAAAATTGAAAATATAGGGATATTGTGTGCGCCTTCCGATGCTTCTGCCTTGCGGTCGCGCTTGTCGGTGGTAACACCAACAACGGCGCGAACTGCGGTGCTTACGTCAACTTGAACAACACTGCTTCGAATGCGAATTGGAACATCGGCGGCTCTCACTCTTAACAATCATGGGACAATAACCTAATGCACACGATATTCCGCGCCACTTGGCGAAAGTTAAACCGAAGAAAGGGTTGTGCTAGTAGGGCGAAAGCCGTGAACGTGCAACAGGTGTTAAGAAGGAAACCTTTTGAATGAAGACATATAAACATATATTTGAAGAATTGCTGAAAGAAGAAAACATCACACAATGTTTTCGCGATGCAGCAAAGCGCAAGACGACACGTCCCGAAGTCGCCAGAGTGCTGAAGGAAGAAAGAGAAGTCGGAAACGACAGACCTGAACCGCAATGTCTTCAGGAACATGTGAAAGCACTTCAAAAAATCCTAGAAGAAGAAACATATCAACCGCCAGAACATAAAAAGATGCTGATAAACGAATATAGCTGCGGAAAGGTCAGGGAAATCATAAAACCTGAATTTCAGTATGAACAGGTCGTGCATCATTGCATCATAAAACAGCTTCAACCGATCGTGCTTCATGGACTATATGAACACGCACTGGGAAGCATACCGAACAGAGGTTGTCACAGCGGAAAGAAGCAAGTCGAAAAGTGGATAAAAGGCTATAAGGGAAAGAAGTTCTATATCCTGAAGGCAGATGTCCGACACTGCTTCGATACAGAAGACATTCGCGTAATTGAAACAAAGCTGAAACGCGTGATCAAAGACGAAAGATTTGTCAGATTGTGCAGCACAGTCATGGAGCATGAAGCGACAATGAAGCCACCTGAATTTGATCGGGAATGGATCGAGGATGAACAATGGAAAGATACTGAATTTTTGTCAGGGCTTCCGCTTGGGTTCGTGACTTCACAATGGTTCACGCAGCTGAATTATAAAGAACTCGATCACAAGATTGTTGAAGAGTGGAAGGAACTGGGCGGCGTTGACCATTCAATTCGATACGCGGACGACATTGTCGCGTTCGGAAGAAACAAAAAGAAACTTCACAGACTGAAAGATGTTATGTCGGAATATATGAAAAATGAAATGCATCAGAAAATCAAATACAACTGGCAAGTGTTCCGTTTTGAATATCCCGACAGGAAAGCACCGCCAGTCATTGACAAAAGGACAGGAAAAGAGAAACCGAAGATCAGAGGACGCGCACTTGACTTCATGGGATTTGTATTTCATTACAATCGCACAACGCTTCGCAAATCAATCCTGAAGCGTGCAACAAAGAAGGCGCACAGAATCGCAAAGAAAGAGAAAGTCAACTGGTATGATGCTTCAGCAATGCTGGCATCAATGGGATGGTTTACACATACGGACACTTATGGCTTTTATGAAGATCATATCAAGCCATATGTCAATATAAAGCAACTGAAAAAGAAAGTCAGCAAGCATTCAAAGAAAGGAGTGAAGAACAATGATGTCAGAATGGTATCAGTCAGAAAGTATGGACAAGCCGACAGAGTGGGACACGACATCAAGCCCGACAGTGGTCTATCAGCGAAAGAGCATTGCAGAGCAGATCAGGAAGGGCATTGACGGAGAGGAAGACCGCACTGTCTATGTGTACAGCGAAAGGACTATGACACAGGAAGAATATGCAAGACTTCAGGCAGAGCTTGAAAGTCCAGCGACAAAGATGATTATGCAGTCAATGTCATCAATTGAAATGAACGTGGCAATGATGCAAGAAATGATGGAGGTATAAGCATGGCAGAAACAAGCACAGGAACAAACACAGAAACAACCGAAAAGGTACACAGTAAAAAGTTCGATTCACTGAAGAAAAAGTGGGAAATGGACTATATCACAAAAGACACACTGAAAGGCTGGGTTGCGCTGAATGAGAAGAGAACAGGAAAGGGCATCACAGCAGAGGAATACAAGGAAATTACTGGCGAAGAGTATGAAGCCAGTGAAGAATAATGACGCAGATTGAATTGATCGACAGGCTGTGCGCCGCGAATACGCTTCTGACAGACATTGTCAGGGAACAGGCAGAAATAATGGCGCAACATGGAATCGAAGCGATACAGACGCAAGACGAAGCCACAGACAGGCTTGACGATCTATTCGGGAAGCGCAAAAGGGCAGAAGACGAAAACGATGCAATCGAAGCAGCACTTCGCAAATATATTTGACGGAGGAAAAGAAAATGACTATTGAAGTATCATTGTTACTTTCAGGCGTGTCGATTGCGTTTGCAATCTTCTTCGGAATCAGCACACGCAACAGAAATGTGAAGAAGGACACACAGGACGAAGCCAGAGAGGATGCAACGATCCTGACCAAACTGGAAAACATTCAGAATACTATGATTGAAGTGAAGTCTGAAATGGGATCATACAGAAACGAAATGAAGGAGATCAGGGAGTATTACATCAGGGCATCAGAAAGCCTGAAGCAGCTTCACAAGCGTGTGGATAGAATTGACAAGATCATTGATGAATCACATCCACATCAGTACATCGAAGAGTAACAGGAGGAAAGCGCGTGGAGAAGTACAGCTATACAATACCAGCAAGAAGGAAGAAAAGACGCAAGAAGTCACTGACAAGCTGGATCATGGAGTTTTCAAAAAAAGTTGTGGTTGTCTGCGTGCTGCTTTACATCATCATTGAACTGTTTTCAGTAATAGCGATCTGGCACTTCGCAGACACATCGGTGCTGACAACACTGATCAGCGAAACATCTGAAGTGCTTCGCATGGGTGTGTTTGGGTACATGATAAAGGCAGGAATTGAGAACTGGCAGAAAATCAAAAAAGGAAAGCAGGAAAGTGAAAACGAGGAAGGCGGTGCGAACGGATGAAAAATGCAGCTTTAATATTAAAAACAATTTATGATAATTTGCCGATGATCCTGGCAATCATTGCGATTGTGGCAGGCATCGGAATCAAGGTCAGAAACTTCCTGAAGCAGTCAAAGGAAGACCAAAAGAAGCAACTTCAGGAACAGGCAGACAAAGTCGTGGAACTGGTAAAAGAAAGCCTTCTGTCTATCGTATCAAAGGCAGAAAAGGAATGGGGAAGCGGCACAGGAACAATCAAGAAGTCATGGGTATGGGAACAACTTCAGGCACAACAGCAGAAGTTGACGGAATACATATCAGAAGGACTGATCGACAAAGACATGGTCGATGATCTGATCGAAGCGGCGGTTGAAGAACTGAACACTATTTTGAAAAAGAATCAGAAGGCTGCTGAAGCAGTCAAGCCGCCTGAAGAAAGAGAAGCAGCGGCGGTCGCGGCTGCAATTCAGGCGCAGAAGGTACAGAAAGAATAAACGAACAGGAGGGCGAAAGGATGCTACATGCTTATATAACACTATACGGAATCTGCTTCATGGCAACAGTGGTCATCATCATTCTGCTTTTACTTGTCGGGACGAAGATTGACATTGAAGAAGCAAGACACTACGGCGCGGAGGTTGAACCGCCGCCAACAGCGAAGGACTGGATCGGGTATATATGCAAAGCATTCCTGATCGCCTTCGTGGTATCGTTTGCAGCCCCGATTATGTTGGTATTTTATATCTTCATATTCGGCTGCATCGTACTTTCAGCACTTACAGATGATCACTATTAAAACAGGAGGAAAAGAACATGGGAACATTATGCGGATGGGCTAGTATTGACGAAAGAGGAAAAGCAACAGGAGGACAAAAGGGCGATCAGACAGGTCGTGAAGTAAAGACTGGGAACTGGTATGACTTCGGTCAGACAGTCGTGCTTCGTTTCAAGAACAGAAACAAGGCAGCGAAGGCGGCGACAGCGATGAAGCAGCTGTGCGGAAACGATTCAGTCGGATATTGTCAGGGACACAGAACTTCACTGTACACAGAACTTGAAAAGGTCGGCTGGAATCCGACAGCATTGAAAACACCTTGCGAAACTGATTGCAGTGCGATGATGTCGCCAGTGCTTAAATGCGCAGGAATCAGCGTGTCAAAGGATATTTATACAGGCAACATGGTCGATGCTATTATGGCGACAGGAGAGTTTGAAAAACTCACAGGAAGCAAGTACACAGGCACAGGCGACAATCTTATGACTGGCGACATTTCAGTGGCAGCAGGCAAACACACAATCATGGCACTGGAAAACGGATGCAATGTGTCAGGCGGCAACGGATCAGGAAACGGATCAGGCAATAATCCAGCTGTACCATACGGAACAGCAAAGACAGCGACATTCACTGGATATGTGAACACAGGCGCATTGAACGTCAGAAAGCAGCCTGATCCAGATGCAGACAAACTTGTGTCATATCCTTGCATTAAGCAGAACACAGAAGTCGGAGTGTGCGGAAGTGCAAAAGCACCGAACGGCGCACTGTGGTATTATATTTACATTGACGGAGCAAAGGGCAAGAAGTACGGCTATGTAAATGCAAAATACATCACAGCGAAATAAGAAGGAGGAAGCGCGATGGAATACTTCATGGGCGAAACATTCGACAAAGAGAAAAACAAACCATACAAGAAACTGGATGCAGCAGAGAAGGCAGCAGAGAAACAGAAAGCAGCCGTATTCGATGAATCTGGCGCAGTGGTAAAAGACTTCAGGGAAAAGGAAGAAAAGACAGCAGAGCAGCCACAGACAGCCACAGACACAATTCAGGAGCAGCAGGCAACCAACAGCGCAGATCAGACCGATCAGGAGCAGAAGACCGATGCAGAAACCGATCAGGCAGATCAGGAACAGCAGCAGGCAACAATGACCGACACTGTACCTGAAGGCGCGCTGGACACAGATGCAGACGGAAACGTGCCGACATTCGATGCAGACGGAAATCAGGTCGGAACTGCAACGCCTGAAGAAATCAAAGCAGCTGAAGAAGCTGTCACAGAAAACATTGACGGCGTGCCAGCGGTAAGAATCAAAGGAAAGATCAGAAGGGTGTTCAATGGTAGCATCAGGATCAGAAAAGCACCTTCATGGAGCAATGACGCTGTCAGAGGTGCAACGACATTCACAGAAAAGATTGTCACACATGTGATGGAAGTGGACGGAAAGCCGATGTACAAGACACTTGATGGATATTTCATCAGCGGCGATCCGAAGCTGGTTGAATACATCGAAGAATAATGTCGATAATTTTGGAGTAAAAGAGAAGCAAGACGGACAAATGCGCCGCCTTGCTTTTTAATTTATCCACATATTGTGTATAAGTCGGAGGATAACCACAAAATAATGATTGTACTAACTACGCAACACCGACAGGCAATGCAGAGTTAGTACGACAAAAATTATAAAAAATGAATGTCCATGCTTCCGTCCTCATACACCAGCACCGATTCAACAAACGACTTCCAAAAAGTGTTCTTTTCCTGATCGGAAAATGTATGATACACGGCTTCCCAATCTTCCGACAGCAGCTTCTTCACACTGTCAAGGCTTCGCACAGGGGCAGCAGTCGAACACTTTTGAAGTTCTTCGATCTGCGTCTTGAACTTGTCATATTCACTTCTATATGCTTCCTTGTCGATCAGGTCATCCATAAACAAATCATACAGCTTCTTCATTTTGCGTTCTATCTTTGCAATTTCAGTGACAGGATTCTTCTGAACTGCGCTGGCAGCAGTCACTTCATACTTTGCGATATAATCAGACAGAGCAGGACGGATGTGTGCAAGCATGTATTCTTCAAGATCGACTTCACGATATGTCTTGCCACGATCACACAGCTTTGATTGTGCCTTAAAATTGCAACGATAATTCTTGTACATCTTTTCAGAGCCGTCAGCCATCCTTCTGTATGTGACAGTACCGCACATATAATGATTGCAGGACGAACAGATCAGAAGACCTGAAAAAATATAGAATTGTTGCGTGTGCCTGATCCGAACATTCCTGATCGCAAGTTTCTGGATGCGCTCAAAGCGTTCAGGACTGATTGTTGCAGGACAGAAGTCAGGATCATCACGATACTGACCTTTGAAAAGCGGATTCTTCAGGTATCGTGCAACTGTATCATAGCAGACACGAATGTTGTATTTGTCCTGAAGAAAAAGCTGTGTGTCGCGTTTGCTGCATGTAGCTTCGAAGCGGTCAAACATATCAAGTGCAAAGCAGTTCCATTCAGGATCAATGATGACATGCTTTTCTGCATCCAGCTTCAAGCCGCGTGGAAGACTGCCTGACACATAAGTTTTATTTTTCAGCTTATAAGCGAACACATCTTTGATTCGGTCAGAATCACGATCACATTCATCCTGTGCAACAGACAGACGGATGTTGATGTGCAATCTTCCGTTCGTGGTCGTTGTGTCATAGTTTTCTGTGACTGCCTTCCACTGTACGCCATTGGCTTCAAGTATTTCTTGTATTTTGTGATAATCGCCGATGTTACGAAACCAGCGGTCAAGTTTAGTGAAAATGATCAGATCGAAGTCGTGAGCCTTCACGCCATCAAGCAGCCTGACAAACTCTTTTCTTTTTGTGAATTTCTTTCTTGCGGTCAAGGCTTCGTCAACGAACGCGTCAACAAGTATCATTCGATTCACTTTGATGAAATCTTCAAGAATCAGATCTTGCGCTTCAAGTGTATCGCCATGAAGCACCTGATCGTCATGACTGCATCTGATATATTTAACTACACGAAGCCCGAAAAGTTGTGGGTTTGGAGTAAAAAAAGACATATAAAAACCTTCTTTCTAGTAGCGAAAGAAGGCTTGATATGATAGAATGTAAAAGGACATAATATCATCGTGGGCGGTCTTCCGCGATATATTTTGTTTTAATGTTTCACAAGGGAAGTCGCTGGTCACGGCTTCCTTTTTTATTTGAATAGAGTGCCTGAAGCGTGTACATAATCAAAACTAGGAGGATGACGCAATGGAAATCCTGACGTGGCAGGCACGAACAGACAGACACTTGACTTTGAAACAGCTGGAAGCCCTGACAGGAATCAGCAAGTCAACACTGAACACGATTGAAAACGGCATCACATCGCCGACACTGCGCCAGCTTGAAGCAATAGCAGCTGCACTTGATGTCAAGATCACTGATCTGTTTGATTCTGAATATAAATGAAAAACTGTGCGCCGACAATGTTTCTGACGCTTATTTCCTGATATATGGAAATAACTGGAAGCGGTCTTTTATTCCAGCATTTTCCATGTTACAATCCCGACAAGAGAAGGGAGGGAAGCCGATGATCCGAAAGAGAATCAACACGCTTCTGAATAAGTTGTCGGACGCACAGCTGAAGCGCATATATAAATACATAAAGTATGTATACATACATGGATAAAGTAAAAGGAAGTAGGACTGGTCAGGTCACTGCTTCCTTTTGTTTTGCTTAAATTCTTTATATGCTTTGTGACGCTTAAAACCAAAATATAAAAGCGGCGCAGCAATCACAGCGCACACAGGATTGAAAGCAACGAAGAAACCTAACAGCATGAAAATACCGAAGCCGATCAGAATATTTCCACTTTTAGGAATTGGGACAACTTCAACAGGCTTTTGCTCTTCATACTTAATAATATTATCAACCGAACGATAAACGCCAGTCGCATACACAGGAACTTCAGGAACATCGCCGAAGATTTTATAAAAGCAGAATAGTGTTGCTTTTGCATCGTCAAGCGCATTGTGCCAGCTGTCTTCGCTATATGAATAATATTCTGCACATGTCTTCAGCTTTTGCCATTTATATTCGTTGTAACGCTTTTGTCCATAAATTTCAGCAAATGCAAGCATTACATCAACGACAATAGAATTTTGCTTCGCATGATACTCAATGCCAGAATTAAATATAAAAGGCAAATCGAAGCCGTGAATGTTATAACCGACAATCATGTCTGCATTTTCTAAAATGTGTTGAATAGTATGCGCATAATATAAAAGCGGTTTACAGTCTTTTTACCATTGAAGGGCTTATGTGGTTTACTTTTTCAGCATCAGTCCAGCATTCGTGACGAACAGGCTTCACATACTCATTGAAAAGGATTGCGCCAGAGCCGTCAATGATAGAAAGCTGAAGGATTTCATCATCATAGTGATTCAGTCCTGTTGTTTCTGTATCAAGACAAATAATGTTCAATAGATCACTTCCTTTATTCAGTTTTATCCCAACCAACCTTCTTGACAAGCTGCTTCATATATTCTTTGATTCTTTCACGGCTTCCAGCTGGTAATGACACATACATTTCAACAAGTGCCTTGTCAAAATCGTTCAAGTCATACTGCGCACACAATTCATCAACGATCGTCTGCGGCAGATCGTCAAACATTTCCCCTTCGCCATACATCAAATAATCATAATTCACATTGTATTCACGGCAGATAGAAATTGCCATCTGATCAGTTAAGTTGTTCACACCTTTTTCGATTCTGGAAATAGTGGTTTTTGTTACACCTAACTTTTCCCCGAACTTTTCAAGAGTTAAACCAAGTGATTTTCGCACTTCATTGACGCGTTCACCATTTGTCATATTTATTCCACCTTTCTGAAATTTGCTTTTCTAGTTGTAGAATAACACGGCAGCAAGCAAAGGTCAATAAAAAAGTTACCGTAAGCAACAAAAAACTGTTGACAAAGTGACTGTAAGCATCTATACTGTAACTGTAAGCAACAGAACAGACCACAGAAGGGAGCAGACAAGATGACAACAACAAAGATTTACAGAAACAAAAGAAATGAAAACAAGTTCATCGAAGTGAGAAATGACGGACATTATCACAATACAGTCAGACAGTACATGTTCTGGAAGAACACAGGAGTGAAGAACCTTCTGGGCGACAGATGTCTTCATAGATGGAAAGCAAGAAATCTGAAAGCATTGCTTGAAGATTATGAACTTGTAACAGCATAGAAGGGAGCGAACAACATGAACGTAACAGTATCAACAAAAGAAAAAGCATGGCAGCTTGCAGACAAACTTTTTCCGACAGATTACATGAAAGACGAACACGACAGCCTTCGCGCTGGCTATCCAATATTCGACACAACATCAACAGATGATAAATACACAGGCTTCCACATATCAGACCTGAACACAGCACTTGAACTGAATATGGGAGCAGAAACAATCAGGATCAACATTGAGGATCAGGAAGCGGAGATCAAGAACAACTTCGACAAGCTGCTTCAGTATGTGAGCGACAAAAGAAAGTCAGCAGAACTTCACGAAAGACAGAAATACAACTATTACTGTGACAGACAGGCTGGTTGCTGGAACTGGACGAAGGAACAGGATGAAGCATATCAGAAGGAATGGGACGACATCATCATTCAGATGCACGCATTGAAAGACTTTGAAAACGCGATGAACCTTGCAAGAACCAAAGGGATCATATAAACATCACAGAACGAAGGGAGGAAACAACATGGCAGCAGTTACAAACGAAAAGAAGAACCTGAACAGCCAGACTGAAGATGTCAGCGAATTTATTATGCTGCTGAAGCAGATGTCTGACAGCGACAGAATGGTCATCAAAGGGATGATGATGTGGGCGGCAGGAGAAAACAGACCAGTGAAAACAGCCTAAAAGGGCATAGGATGTCCCCGACAGAAATGTCGGGGAGTAAATGAAAGGAAAGTACAACATGAACACAAAAGGAAAGATTGATTTTACAAAGACAGACAACATTCAGTTTATTGAAGAAGTAGCCAGCGAGATCAGCAAGGAAGACAAGAACTGGCAGTGGGAAGCAAGAGAGATAAAACAGCATAGCTTGTTGCTGTGGTGGGAATATCTGGAAGACGAAAAACAGGAAGGCTTCAGGATTGAATATGACGAAGCTGAAGAAGTATTCAGCGTATATGACGAATGGGACAACGACATCACATATGAACTGGAAGACACACTTGACCTGAAAAGTACGATGCGAAGTGTGTTCTGGTATGCATCAAGCAGATATTAAGAAGGGCGGTGCAGCAGTATGGAAAAGCAGAATTTATTCACAGAAGAAGAACTTGCAAAGGTTACAGACGAAGCGGAAAGAAAGCACCTGATCGAGTGCGCGCAGGATCAGTCAAAGATTGATTTGCAGTATATGAAGATCATGGAAAAATACGACTTATGGGAAAAAGGAAGCCGATCAAGATATTTTCACGCAACAACACATGAAAACGCAGAAAAGATCATGCAGGACGGAGTGATCCGAAAAGGAATGGACGGCGGTGTGTATATCTGCAAACAGCCACTTGAAGCAGCGCGATTTGTTGCGATCCGCGGACATGAAACAGGAACGATCTTTGAAGTCGAACTGGAAGACAGAAAAGTGTTTGAAACACACGATCACAATGAAGAGTTCTTCGGATGCAAAGCATATATGTACACGGACGACATACCGACAGCAAAGGTTGTGAAAATATCAAGATATTCAACAGAAGACTGACAGCCGAAACAGGGCGCAAGCCCTGTCGATGAAGGACGGCAACCTTCATCCTGACGATGGCAAGCTGAAAGCCAGTCGGATGAATACTGTGAAAACATAGCGGCGTGTGTGTACTGCCAGAATTACACATGGATGGTCAACAGGTTTTAGGAATGTTTTTAATGTGAAAACAAACGACACAGCATAATACATGACCAGAAGGGGGAATGTTGAAAAAATTATTTTGGACTTTACGAAAGCAGTATGTGAAGGAGAATGAACGATGATTGACGAAAAGAAAATCGAATTGATGAAGAAGCTGCAAAGACTTGCGGAACGTGGAGTGGGCGGCGAAAAAGAAGGCGCACAGAAGAAATTGCAGCAGCTTATGAAAAAATACGACATTGAAGAGAGTGATCTGTCAGATGACAAGCTGGAAGACCATGAATGGAAATATCACAACGACTTTGAACTGCGCTTGCTGAAACAGACAATATACAAAGTAATGGGAAAAGACGGATTGAACCAGATGTATCACTACAGATCAGGAAAAGGGAAGAAAACCATTCAGGGCGTACAGTGTACAAAAGCGCAGGCAATTCAGATCGGGATTGAATATGAATTTTACTGCGAAACATGGAAAGAAGAACACGACTTTTTCTTCAAGTGTTTTGTGCAGAAACACAAGATTTTTCCAACCAAAGAAGAAATGATAATAAGACTGAAAGACGATGTTGAAATGTCTGACGAAGATGCGATGCGGATGCAGATGGCTATGTCAGCAATGAAAGATAAGAGCATGACACAGAGGATTGAGGGATAGAAGATGCGAGGAATGAACCTGAAAGACAGAATACAAAAAGTCATTGACCAGAGAAGAAAACAACTGATCAAAGAACGTGACGAGTACGAAAGAAAAATGCACGACACAGTAAGTTATTACGGACTAGGCGGCGCATACAGAAGACAGGAAGCTGCGAGAGATAAAAGAGAAGAACAGCTGAACGAGTTGGACGACTTTGAAAAGCAACTGAAGAATACAACACGACATTTTGAAGCAACTGTGTACTTCTTCGGATGCAGTAAGTGTGGCGCGGTCTGCATGACAACGAAGCAGCCTTTTGATGATTGGCACGAATGTCCAACATGCAGACAGATGATCAATTTGTACAATGTAAAGAGCAAAACGATCAGGATTGCAGATGACGGAACAGCATGGCTTGAAATGCTGAAGGAAGCAAAAGAATAGGAGGAAACACAATGGCGAACATAGATGTCATGTACAGCAGCAAGACGGATCAGTGGGCGACACCTGACGACTTCTTCAAAGAACTTGATCAGGAATTTCATTTCAACCTTGATCCTTGCGCTGACGAACAGAACCACAAATGTGAAAAGTATTTTACGAAGGAAGACAATGGTCTTTCAAAGGACTGGGGGGGTATCGCGTGTTTTGCAATCCTCCGTATGGTAGAGCAATTACAGACTGGGTTGAAAAGGCATACAGAGAAGGAACGAAAGACAACACGATTGTTGTTATGCTGATACCAGCGAGAACAGACACAAGATATTTTCACGACTTCATTCAACACCGATCAGAAATCAGATTTGTGAAAGGGCGTTTGAAGTTCGGGAACAGTAAACAGGCAGCCCCATTCCCTTCGATGGTAGTTATATTCAGGGGTGCTGGAATGTAGGAGGAAAAGTATGAGCAGACCGACAAAGACATGTTACGACTGCAAGAACGCTTACTGGGATTCTGTGCCGTATGGAAGCACAACAGCAACAATGTTCGGAGGTTGTGACAAAGCAGAAGAAATGACAGAGGAAGAAGCGGAGAGATTCGGAGAAACAGAAGACTGTCCGTTCTGGGAAAACAGATACAAGGAGGAAAACGCATGAATACACCAGACGCAAGAAGAATATTTGAAGCAATAGCAATGATCCTGTCGAACAGGAATGATGGAATCAGGGTGCAGCTGTCGGAGATTAAGACAAAGGCAGCGAAAGCATCTTGAAGGACAAAAAAGAAAGCCTTCGGACTAGCTTGGCGGCTTCCGAAGGCGATCCAGATTGTGACTTTTTAAGGTCTGCACATCTATAAAAAATTATACAGCAGACTTCCAAAAAAGTCAATAAATCAGGGACTTTCAAAAGGCTTCGCGTCCTTGTAATAGATAGTAACAAATCAAAGAAATATATAAATATCTATAACAGGAGCAAAGAAGGACATGAAGAGAAGGAAGAAAGCTGTGTATATAGATTATGACTATGAAGCAGCATACCAGAAGATGTTGACTGACTTGGAAGAAGACAACATGTGCAGGATGCTGAATGAAGGCAAGGTCAGATCAATATATGCCACTAAGGAGATAAAGGCAGCAGAGCAGATGGATGTTGAAATATATCCAGAGTTCAGAAGAGGACAGAAAGAGCAAATACCAGACGAAGCAAAGCTAAAGAAGCAAAGACAGGCGCAAAGAAACCTGAATGAGAAGAACAGCAGGAAGGAATGTGAACGGACGATCAATGCGAACTTCACGGACAATGACATTTGGGGAACACTGACATATACGGACGACAACATGCCGAACAGCATGAAAGAAGCGAAGCACGATATGACGCTGTACATAGGACGATTGAACTATGAACGAAGAAAGAAGGGGCTGGCGAAGCTGCGCTATGTGTATGTGACAGAGTGTTCAGACAAAGGACGCTGGCATCATCATTTTGTATGTGACGGCGACATGGGACTGGAAGCGGTTGAAGAAAAGTGGAAGAAGGGGCGCAGAAATCAGGTGCGCAGACTTCAGAAGGACGAAAACGGACTGTCAGGAATGGCGAACTACATCACAAAGCAGAAGCACCCTGACAAGAAGGGGAAAGAGCCAAAGCCAGTCGGGAAGTATCAGAAAGCATGGAAAGCCAGCAAAGGACTGAAGAAGCCAGAAGTACATAAAAACCACTATAAGTTCAAGCAAAAGGACATTGACGAAGTTGTGACAGGACGATGCGATCTTGAAGACAAGCTGAAGAAATGGTACGCAGCAGACGGCTACAAGCTGACATCGTATGAGGTCAGATATAACAACATGAATGGCAGATTCTACATATACGCAAGAATGTACAGACAGCCAGAGAAAGGAGAAAAGATTGACAAAGCAACAAGTAAGGTTAAGCAGAAAACAGCGAAGAAGAAGACAAAGAAGAAGACAGCTGCACGATGCAGTACATAACTTCATCAGGACAGCAAAGAACTTTCTTCAGCGCAAACCGAAGACGGCAGCAGCAATCCTGATCACATTTATCACAATATATGTGTCGGTAATGCTGGGATTTGCGATCGGCGACATGATCAGCGCAAAAGGAAAGACGGCAACAGAACAGGAAAGCGAAGCAGAAGAACAAACAGAAAGTGACTTGGATGCAGATGAAGAATATCCATTCAATACAATGTCACAGGATTGGAGTGGCGAAGACATGGAAGGATTCTGCTATCACGAAATATCAGACGAATGCAAGGCAGCAGGCGGCAAGTTTCCAGTAATGGCGCAGATATATACATACATTGTTTGCCAGAACTATGGTGTTGACTATGAAATGGTGTTCGCACTGATCGAACAGGAAAGCGAATGCAACTGGAACGCTTCAGGCGATGGCGGCACATCATGGGGGTATATGCAGATAGCGCAGAAATGGCACAAAGAAAGAATGCAACGACTGAACTGCACCGATCTGACAAATCCATATCAGAATGTGACAGTCGGCATTGATTACCTGAAGGAGATTCAGGACAGCTTGCAGGAAGTACCAGAAGATGTGCGTCCATATTATGTTCTGGCGGTCTACAACTACGGAGCAGCAGGCGCAAAGGAAAACTTGTGGAATCATGGTGTGTATAAATATAGCTACAATACAGCGATCATGGAAAGAGCAGCACAGCTGAAGGCAGAGAAAGAAAGACAGGACACGAAGGAGGAATAAAAGTGGACAACAAAAAAAGATTGTGCTTGGAAGATGCAGTCACAAAAGCAGAAATCTACGCAGTGAAAGTGATTGAAGAAGAACTGAACCGAAAAGGAATCGCACCGAACAGCATTGAAAGAAAAATCATCATCACACGCACAGCGGATGTGCTGGCGGCACACAGGGAAGAAGTCAGGGATATGTATAAAAAGTCAGGGTTGCTTCTTCAGGACTGGATCATAAAGATGTCAGGCATAAAAGACCTGATCGCATTCAAGAAAATGAAGCAGCTGGGATTCACTGGCGATGTCATGCAGGACATGAAGAAGATGGAGGAAGCACGATGAATATGAAGTATGCGATGCGTTCGGAAGATACCGAACAGATCAATGTCATCAGCTGGGCTTCATGGCAGATGCAGAAATATCCTGAACTGAAATGGCTGCATCATATCCCGAACGGCGGCAGCAGGAACAGAGCCGAAGCAGTAAAGCTGAAGCAGATGGGCGTGAAGTCAGGCGTGTCGGACTTATGTCTTCCGTACCCAAAAGGAATATATTGCGGACTGTACATCGAAATGAAGTATGACAAGGGCAGACACCAGCCGCCACAGAAAGAGTTCTTGACCGATATGGCGGCAGCAGGACACTATGTCGCGACATGTTACACGGCAAGGGACGCGGTTGAAGTTCTTGAAAAATACTTGAATTTGAAGTGTTTACAGACACACATTCATGTGTCAGATTCAGACACCGCAGTCACGGAAACAGCAGAACGCATGAAAGAGCCGAACAACAGCGTATGGAAAGACGGCGAAGTGAAACCGCTGAAGGTGTAGGACATGAACGGATATGCGGCAGCAGTCAGACAGTTTTATGACATATACAGACCGATTGCAAGAAGGTACGGACTGCGGATGTCAAGCCACACTTCAATATACGATGATGGCTGGATAAAAATATACAAGGGCGAAGGAGCAGACAGACAACAGATCATCAAGGTTGAAGAAGCGAACGACACAGACCTATACGACAGGGCAAGGGAAGCAGTGATCAGCTGGGAGAACAGCAAGAAGGGAAGAAATGCAAGACGATAGGAAAGCACATCAAATCACATTGCAGGAACTTGGGATCATACCGAAAGAGCCAGAGCGAAAAGAAAAAGTCAGAAAACAATATGCTTTTCCTTGCGGCGGTTGCGTGTGTAGCCACTGCGCAAACAATGTGGAAACGCCAGACACATGCACAGGAGAAATGAAAGAACCTTGCTTCACATGCGACTATTGCAAGCATTATGACGGAAAAGGAACAGACAGGCGACTTCAAGATTGTGACAAATACATTGTGACGGACGAACACGCGAGAAGATTAAGAAGACACATGAAAATAATAAACAGGAGGAAAGCACATCAATGAAAATAATAGCAGTAATGAATCAAAAAGGCGGCATCGGAAAGACAATGACCGCAGCAGCTATCGCCTACATAATGGGCGAAGAAAAAGGAAAGAAGGTGCTGATCTGTGACGCGGATCAGCAGGGCAACATATCACTTCTTTACGACAGATTTGATCCTGAAGGACAGGGAATGTCAGAATTGCTTGAAAATCATCAGGCAGCAGGCGGCGCATATTCGACAACAGACCTGATCCGAACAACACCATATGGAAATATTGACATAATACCAGCGAACGGATATTTGATGCGAACAAACATGACACTGCTTCAGGAAGAAGGAGAAGATCAGATTCTTCGATTTGCAGCAGCAATGAATGAAGTCAGAACTATATATGATTATTGCATTGTTGATTGCGGTCTGATCATGGACATGACAGTCACAAATGTGATGATTGCAGCAGACCTTGTGATTGTGCCTGTCAAGATCGGCGGATTCGAGATTGAAGCAGCTGCAAACATGGACAGTCAACTGACATCGTTCAGAAGGATAAATCCTGACATTCGCATGAAAGTATTGATGACGATGCGTCAGAAGAACCAGACGACACTTCAGGTTGAAGAATGGCTGAAAACACAGTCAGGACACGATTGCTTTGCAACAGCGATCAGGCGATCAATAATCGCAGAGAAGTCAACAGTCGCACAAGTGCCGCTGCCAAAGTTTTCAAAAAACTGCATCGTGACGCAGGACTATCGTGCAGCAACATATGAATTGATGAAAGAGGTGTGAACATGGGAGTGTATGAGATAATCACAGGAATCACAGAAAACGAAGAAAATCTGAAAGTCGAAATCAGGCAGACGGAAGGAACGCTGGGAGGAAATCTTGTGTACATCAAAAACACAAAAACAAACAAGGCGTATTCCTTTACATTAGCGGACGGCGATGAATATGGCGCAGACGCAATGACACGAAATGCGGTTGCAAAGTTACATTCGGACATGTACGGCTGCAACGAAAAGACACTTGACAGAATCGAACATGCGCTGGGAATAAAACTTGAAACATGGCAGTCAGAATATATCCTGTCAGAAGGCATCACATATCCGTATGAAGGAAGAAGGACAGGGAAGACGCTTGCATATCAAATCAAGACGCTTCTGATTGCACACAACGACATAACGATCTACGGCAACGAAGCGCAATACTACGTTGACGAAATACATGGCAACATATACGAAAAAAATTATGTCATAGACCTTGCAAGGCTTTCAGAATACCTTCGCAAAGCTGGCATCGGAGTTCCGAAAGTGACATTGAAACTGAACAAAATGAGAAGAAGGGAGGACGGAATGCGATGGAATTGAAAGGACAAGTCACAATCAGCATCGAAGACTTTGAAAAGCTGAAGGCAGCAGCAGAGCAGAAAGAGTATGCGGAAAACAGACTGACTGCATTCAAGGACAGAATGTCACAATTTTACGAGATTGAAGACACAGAGTTCTGGAAACAGGTCAAAGAGATTGACAGCAAACCAATGACAGACAGACAGATCGCTATGGCACTATCGAAGGCAAGGGAAACATTGAAGATTGTTGTCGATACAAAAGCACTGAAAAAGACGATCAGGTCAATGATAAATAAAAAAGATTATTTAGACGATGACACACACATTGACCTAAGCAACACAACAGACAAAGAACTGAAAGCAATAGAAATATGCTTCAGAGAACAGGAGGACTGACAATGGCGTGGAATGTAATGGAACAGCTGAACGCAAACGCAAAGAAGGCAGCAGTCGGGGACAACACACCGAAGGCACACTTCAGGACACAGGATGTCAGCATCAATAAAATGTACAGCAATGATAAAAACTTCTATTCGGTTGAGGACATCGAACCGCTGGCACAAAAGATTCTGCTTGTTGGATTGATGGAAAATCTTGAAGTCGTCCACGATCCTTGCGACAGGGGCGAATATAGAATCATAGCAGGGGAAAGACGATGGCGTGCGCTGAAGATACTTGTTGAAAAAGGCTATACAGAATTTGAAAAGGCAACGTGTCAGATTCAGACACCAGCGTCAGAGGAAGAAGAAACACTTCGCCTGATCATCGCGAATGATTACAGAAACAAGACAGTGTCAGACCTTCTGGAAGAAGAAGACAAGCTGAAGAAAATATTGCAACGCATGAAGGAAAACGGACAAAAGATCATGGGAATTGACCTGAACAGCGGTCGCATTCGCGATGTCGTTGCATATTTCTTGAAAATAGCACCGACAAAGGTTGCGCAGATCGAGAGCATCAACAAGCGTCTGATCCCTGAGTTTTCAAAAGAACTGAAAGAAGGTCGCCTGACTTTTTCTGCTGCCTATATGATCAGCGGAATGAATGAAGAAACACAAGCAGAAATGCTGGAACGCTATCAGGAAAACGGCTTGACCTACAAGGAAGTGAAAGAGATCAAGCAGCAGCAGGAGGAAAAGGCAGCAGCGGAACAGATTGAAGGTAAAATGAACATTGAACAGTTCATAGAAACAGAAGAAGAGATCGAAGAACCTGAAGACGATGCAGAGGACACAGAGGACGAAGACGAATGGGAAGACGCACACCCTGAAAGCATCACATCGCTGTGTTATAGCTGCAAGAGATATTCAGACTGCAATGTGAAGACAGGAACATGTCAAAGCTGTGATCAGTACATCAACAAGGCAGAAGCCGAAAAGACCGAAGAAGAAAGATACAGCGAAGAACAGGACGCGATTGACAGGGAAACAGCAAAGAAACTTCGCGAGAAGGCAGACGAAGAAAAGATGCAGCAGCTTCCTTCACAACAGGAAAAGAAAGTGCATGATGTGAAACTGGGGACAACATTCTTTGATGATGTCAAAACAGGGCGAAAGACATTTGAATTGCGAAAGAATGACAGAGGCTATAAAGAAGGCGACACAATCGTGTTGCATGAATACAAGGACGGAACAACGACAGGCAGAACAATCACAAAGAAAATTGTGTACATGCTGGAAGATTTCACAGGGCTTGAAGACGGCTATTGTATTTTAGGACTAGGAGAAGTCGAAGAAACGCTTCAGGAAGCAGCAACAGGCGCAGGACAGGACGCAGACAACAGAACACTACAATATGGAGCATAGGAGGAAAAGACATGCAGGAAAAAGAAGAAATTAAGGAAATGGCGCAGACATTCAGAGAAGCAGCAGACATTCTGGACGAGATTGCAGAACTTGACGGCAAGGAAGGCATGACAAGAGAGGAAAGAAAAGAGAAAGAAGAAGAACTGTCAGCAAGATTCTTGCTGAAAATGATTAAGATTCAGCAGGCATAAACAGCAGAAAGGGGGAAACAGCATGAATGAAATAATCTGCGATAAATGCGCGGCGACATTCACACCTGACATGATAGAGATTCAAAACAGAGTGATCACACAGGACGAGGAACACAACGACATCATCGAACAGTATTATGAATGCCCGATCTGTGGCACACATTACACAATCACAATCACTGACAGGGTGCAGCGAATAGCGATTCAGAAGCGCAGACAGCTTCAGACGGCAGTCAAGAACGCGATCAGGGCAAGAAGACCAGCAAGGGCGCAGACATACAAGAACAAAGAAAAAGAACTTGCAGACGACATTCAGGCGCGTGCAAAGATGCTAAAAGAACAGTACACAGAATATACGGAGGAATAAAAACATGTATGAACATTTCACAAAGACACAGCAGCAGTTCGATGTCAGACGCGGCGATGTGTATTATATCAACAACAACAGAGGACAGAGAGGAAACGAAATCAGGAAGGACAGACCAGCCGTCATTGTGTCGGCTGACTTCCTGAACAAACACAGCGGCGATGTGGTCGTTGTGTTCCTGACTTCACAACCAAAGAAAGACATGTCAACACATGTGACGATCAGAACGACTGGAAGGGTATCTGAAGCACTATGCGAACAACCGACAACAGTCAGTGTTGAAAGATTAAACAACAGGATCGGAAGCGTGACAGAAAGAGAAATGCAGCAGATAGACATTGCGCTTCAGATAGCTTTGAATCTGGACGCGGGAGCAAACACACAGCCAGAACCCGAAAATCAATCGGGGGGGGCATCACACAGCAGTAATGATGTACTTGAAAGCGAACACGATTGCATCATACGGCTTGAAACGGAGCGCAACACATACAAGAAACTTTATGAAGACATTATGAACCGAAGGAGATAGAAAAAACATGCGAAGTATATGGATTGAACAGGCGATCAGCAATCTGGGTGGAATTATCGTGATTATATTGCAGTTGGGATTCATTGCAGTCCTGACAGCACTGATCATCCTGATTGTTGCAGAGATAATCAAGGCAGCAGTCAAAGGAAACAAAGAACAAAAAGGAGCAAAGAAGAATGAATAAGGTCATATTGATGGGAAGGCTGACAAGGGATGCACAGACACGATATACAGAAGACGCAGAGCCTATGGCAATATCGCGCTTCACACTTGCGGTTGACAGGAGAGTCCAGAGAGATCAGGAAGGACAGTCAGCTGACTTCATTTCCTGTGTGGCATTCGGAAAGACAGGACAGTTCATGGAGAAGTACGGACAGCAGGGAACAAAGTTTGTGATTGAAGGACGCATTCAGACTGGCAGCTATACAAACAAAGAAGGTCGCAAGATTTACACAACGGAAGTTGTTGCTGAATCGGTCGAGTTTGCGGAAAGTAAAGCGGCAGCAGGCGACAACAAATCAAGACCACAGCCAGCACCAGACAGCGGCGATGGTTTTATGAACATACCAGACGGCGTTGACGATTTGCCTTTTACATAAAGGCGCAGGAAGGAGTGAAAGACATGAAGCTGAAGGAATATGCAACAAAGATAAAAAACAGGCTTGTGGGACAGCGTGCGAAGCCACAGGAGGAAGAAAAAGACGATCTGTCAGAGAAAATTGCAGAACGCACACAGGAATTGATTGCGGAAGATAGACAGGAAGCTGTCAGGGCAGCAGTCGTGGAAGAACCTGAATCAGAAGAAACGACAGAACAGCCGAAAGCAGAAAGAAACATCAGTGCAGATGTGATGAAACTGGCAGCAGCCACAAGAGGACTGAAGATTGATCCTGAATGGACAAAAGAAGAAACGATCAAAGCTGTATCGGAATACAGCGGACTTCCCGAAGAAGAAGTCGAAGCGCTGCTTGAATCGACAGCAAAGTGGACGCAGGAAACAGGAAGAAAAATGGTAAAGAGTATCACGGAAGCGTTTGAAAAGTTGAAGCCAGCGTTTGAACAGGTAGGGAAAGCAATCACAGAAGCATTCAGGAAGACAAAATGGACAGGATTGCAGCTGCGCAAGGAACTGATCAGCAATAACAGACGCAAAATGAAAGGAATGCCGATGATCAGGGCGAAGGCGATTGAAAAAGCCAGAAGGAATGAAAGGCGAAAGCCTAAAAAGTAGAAGGAAGGTGTGCAATGTGCAAAATAGCGATGAAACGCAGCAGGACATGACGGAAGCAATCAGGATCGCGGTGCGGAAGGCGTTTGCTGAAGTCAAAATTGAAGAAAAGAGAGCAGAGAAGAAAAAAACACTGTATAACACACGAAGATTGATGGAATCATACATAGATTTGAAAAAATACATCAATAATGCAATTACGGAGGAAGAAGAAGTCACAGAAGCGGCATACAGCGTCCTGAAGGGCGAAAATGCGAAGCTGAAATCTGTCAAGGAAGCGAAAATGGTCACAGCGATGATGATTATTAACATTGACAGGGCATTGACCGAACTGGAAACCGAAAGCAGGAAAGAAGGCACATTGTACAAGTATGAAGCGTTCAGAATGCACTATATTGACGGACTGACCTTTGAAGAGATTGCGGATCAGCTTGATTGCGGAAAAAACAGCCCTTCAAACTGGTGCAAGGCGATTTTGAAGAAAATGTCTGTCAAATTATTCGGAATTAACGGAATTTGAAAAAAGGCGATCTGAAAAAGGCTTTTTTCGAGGGAAACGACAACAAAAGCATGGGAAAAGCGTGGGAAAAGTGAGGGTTTTTATAGGGGACATCCTAAAGTAAAATAGTATCGTGAAATGTTGTACAGAAAGACCGAAACAGCACAGAAGTGTTGAATCGGTCTTTTTATTGCATTTCTGCCCTCTTATTTGCGGAATGTGGGTGCTTATATAAGGGCATCCACAGGAAGCATAAAAACAAGGCTTTATATAGGGGCATACCTGACAGGGGCGAATATATAGGGCATATATAAGGGGCATATATAAGCGGCTGCGTATAGAGCCTATACAGACGGACATATGAAGCATATGCAGCAGTAGGAAGGTGGTGCAAGGGTTTGTTATTTCACAAGTGCAGATGTGGGGCTTTAATACCACAGAATATAGCTGAATGTGAAGCCTGTGCAGCGAAGGCAGCAGGGCAGCAGTCAAGACACATGGAATACAACAAACACCGAAGAAACAAGAAGACAGCAGCCTTCTATGTATCAAGTGAGTGGAGGAAGACAAGAGCCGAAACAATCAGGCGGTTTGACGGCGTTGATATATATGCCTTCTATGTGCTGCATGTAATACAGACAGCTGACATGGTGCATCATATCACACCTATTGAAGACGACTGGAACAGACGACTTGATGCAACCAATCTGATCCCATTGAGCAATCACAGTCATGGAATCATTGAAGCCTTGTACAGCAAGGATGAACAGACGAAAAAAGCGACACAAAAGATGTTGTATGACCTGATAGAACGCCACTGGAAGGCGACAGGGGGAGTATGAAAAAGTATCGGGTTAAGTTTATTTAGTCGCGCTTCCCCTTTTCCGTGGAGAAAACTCCCCACGGAAAATCCAGATCAGGGCATCCGAAAAGGGTGCGTGTCAGATTCTGACACACCGCAAGGAAACCAGCAAAGAAGGGAGGTCGCAGAAGAATGGCAGGACAACGACAGCCGATCGCGCTGGTACAAGCAAAAGGAAAAAAACACCTGACAAAAGCTGAAATTGAAGAACGTCAGCGAACAGAAGTGAAAGCGGCTGCGGATAAAGTGACAGCACCGCAATACTTATCGCCGACACAGAAAAGAACCTTCAAAAAAATCGTGAAGGAACTTCGTGCGATTGACCTTATATCAAACCTTGATGTTGATGCGCTTGCAAGACTGGTCATCGCACAAGAAAAATACATCGCAGTCACGCAAGAACTGAACAGACAACCGATCATGGTGGAAATTGAGATCGCAACAAAGCAGCTGGACGAATACGGACAGCCAGTGAAGATCAGAAAAGAAGTCGTGAACGGAGAAGTGGAAAGACTTGCGCTACTTCAAGACAGATATTTCAAACAATGTCGTCAGGGGGCTGCGGACTTCGGACTGACAGTGTCAAGCCGCTGTCGCCTTGTAGTGCCAAAAGCAGACAAGGAAACACCGAAAGAAAACAAGTTCGCGAAATTCGCATAAGGCGAACACATGACAACAGATAGAACTACACAATACGCGCTGGATGTCCTTGCGGACAAGATTGTTGCTGGCGATCTGGTCAAAGCAGCATGTCAAAGACATATAGACGACATGAAAGCGGCTGAAGCTGCGCCATATCGCTATTACTTTGATGTTGAAGAAGCGGAAAGGATCATTGACTTCGCAGAAACACTGACCATTGCGGAAGGCGAAGAAGAACAGCCAGTGACAGCATATCCGTTTCAGTGCTTCATTTTGGGAAGTCTGAACGGATGGAGAACTAAAGACGGACATCACAGACGATTCAGAACCAGCTATATACAGCTGGGGCGACAGAACGGCAAGTCATTCCTGAATGGTATTCTGGCGGCTTATTACGGCAACTTCGACAAGTACAAATATGGTCAAATTTACTGTACAGCCACAAAGAAAGATCAGGCAATGATTGTCTTCAACGAAATTGTGAAGTTCATAAATTCTGACAGCGATTTGTCAGAGTGCTTCAAGATTCACGAACACAATTCAACAATTGACTGCAAGATCACACATAGCAAGATCAAGGCACTGTCAGGTGATACGAAGTCGATTGACGGCTTCAGACCATATCTGGGAATCGTGGACGAATACCACGCCCATAAAGACGATCAGATGTACAAGCTGCTTGAAGGCGGCATCAAGAAAATGAAGTCGGCACTGATCAGCGTGATCACAACGGCAGGATTCGATCTGAAATCGCCGTGTTTTGCACTGTATGAATACTGTGTGAAAGTTCTGAAGGGTGTAGCAAGTAATGATTCACAATTCATTTATATCGCGCAAATGAATGAATCTGACGATATGTGGACACCTGAAAACTGGATCAAGGCGAACCCGATTCTGGAATATGACAGGGACGCATTGCAGAACATGATCCCGATTGCTGCAACAGCGAAGGAAATGGGAGGATCGACACTGCGCGACTTCATCGTCAAGCAGCTCAACATGTGGATTCAGTGGACGAACGATGTCTATATCAAGGACATGGATGTCTGGACAAGGGCAGCAGTTAAGAAGACGCTGGCTGACTTCAGAGGTCAGAAGGCTTATGTCGGACTTGACCTGTCATCAGGCGGCGACTTGACATCAATCGCAATCGTGATCCCATTCATGCGCGGCGAAGACAAATGTTACTTCGTACACGCACACAGCTTCATTCCGAAAAGGAGAGTTGAAGAACACATCAAGACGGATCGCGTGCCGTATGACCTATGGATCAGGCAGGGGCTTGTCGAAGTCACTGAAACGATGGGCGGCGTGAAAACAGACTATAAGTACATAATTGCGTACTTACAGAAGATCGTGAAGCTGTATGAATTGGATGTGCAGTGGATTTGTTACGATCCGCACAATGCTTCCGCATTCCTGACAGACTTGGAAGCACTGGGATTTGACAGTATCGCAGTGAAACAGTCAGCGAGAGAATTGAACGATCCGACAGTTGACTTCAGGCTGGAACTGGAAGCAGGGCATGTCGAACATGACGGAAGCGAAGCAACAAAGTGGTCTATTGCAAATGCAAAGACGACATCAAACAGCTTCGGAGAAATCAAGATTGACAAGGAATACACAACAGAACGAATTGACATCGTGGATGCAATCATTGATGCATGGATGATGGCAATGAAGGGAGAAATCAAGCCAGATGTCAACAGATACCTTGATATTTGGTTTGCAGGAACAGAGAAATTGCGACAGAAGGGAGGTGCGCAAGGTTGAACATGTGGAAAACACTGAACAAAGGAATTATGAAAGCATTCGGAATGAATATTGAAACAGATACAGCAACACTGAATGATGAATCATTTCTGGAATGGGTTGGGATTAAGCGCGACAGCGAAAGCAAGAAGCCAACATCTGACGTGACATACTTCACTTGTTTGAAAATGATGTCAGAAACAGTCGCGAAAATGCCATGGAAGTTGTACCAGAAAACAAACAAGGGCATCAGTGAGCCGATAGACAACGACATTGCAAGGCTTATGAAGCAGCGTCCGAACCCTTTTATGACACCGACAACCTTCTGGAACGCTGTAGAAATGAACAGAAACCATTATGGGAACGCATATGTCTATGTACGCAGGAAATTCAAGCGCAAGAAATATGGTGGAGAATATAAAGCACTAGACATGTGGATCATGCCATCGGACAGGGTGCAGATCATAGTTGACGACAAAGGCATTTTCGCAGGCAAAGGGAAAATCTGGTACTTGTACAGTGATGAATATTCAGGCGAACAGTACATATTCAGGACGGAAGATGTCTTGCACTTCAAGACTTCACACTGCCTGAACGGAATAGTCGGACTACCAGTTCAATACATCCTGAAGCAGACAGTTGAAGGCGTGATTGAATCGCAACGCTTCCTGAATAATTTGTACAAAAACGGATTGACAGCGAAAGCGGTGCTGGAATACACAGGCGAACTGAATGAAGATGCAGCCACAAAGCTGCGACAGACTTTTGAACGCTTCGGAGCAGGAAGCCAGAACACAGGCAAGATTCTTCCTGTGCCACTGGGAATGAAGCTGACACCGCTAGATATTAAGCTGACAGATTCACAGTTCATCGAATTGAAGAAATATTCTGCACTTCAGATTGCAGCAGCGTTCGGAATCAAGCCGAACCAGATCAACGACTATGAAAAATCATCATACAGCAATTCGGAAATGCAGCAGCTGTCATTCTATGTGGACACAATGCTTTTCGTACTGAAGCAGTACGAAGAAGAAGTGAACTACAAGCTATTATCGGATGACGAAACGGAAGACGGACTGTACTTCAAAATGAATGAAAAAGTATTGCTTCGTACCGACAGCAAGACACAAATGGAAATCCTGAAAGAAGGAATCAACAACGGCATCGAAACAGTAAACGAAGCCAGAAGAAAACTTGATTTGATGGATATGGAAGGCGGCGACACATTGATTGTAAATGGAACTTATGTGCCGTTGACGAAAGTCGGGGCAGCATATGACAAAGCTGAAGAACAGGACACTGAAGAAAACAGCGATCCTGACAATCCTATAAATGAGCCAAACACAGAAGGCGGCGAAAATACGGATCAGGATGAACAGGAGCAGGAAACAGCCGAAACGAATGAATCTGACACCGATCAGGAAGGAGGGGAAGACGATGGCGAAGAAAATGAACTTCACAAGAAGAAATCGAACGAAAAGAACGATTGAAAATGTCGGCTTCATGCAGATCAAAGACGCGGCAGCAGGCGGCGTTGAACTGTACATATACGGTGACATTGTATCTTCAGCGTGGGACAAGTGGACATCAGAAGACACCTGTCCACAGGACATCACAGACTTTCTGAACGGCATTGACAACAATGCAGAACTGACAGTGTACTTCAACAGCTGTGGCGGCGATGTATTCGCAGGAATTGGCATATACAACATTTTGAAACGCCACAAAGGACATATCACAGGCATTGTGGACGGAATTGCAGCGTCAATCGCATCCGTGATCCTTATGGCGTGCGATGACATTATTGTGTCAACAGGCGCACAGATTATGATTCACAAGCCGCTGACAATGGCGTGGGGCAATGCAGACGACTTCACGGCGGTTATAAGCCAGCTTGACAGCTGTCAGCAGATGATCACAGACATCTACATGACAAAAGCAAAGGAAGGCGTGACAGCAGACCAGTTTGAAGAACTGATCAATGCAGAAACATGGATGTCAGAAAGCGAAGCATCAGAGTGTCGCGCTTCAGACTATTTCAACATCAAAGTGGATGAATCAGCGGAAGCAGTCGCAGCATGTGTCGGCTACATGATAGACAGATTCAAACATGCGCCAACAGGAATGAAGACTGAAACAGCTGAAGACATCGAAGCAAGACAACAGCAGGCAGACGAAACAGAAGAAATTCTGGGCGATCTGTACATGTATGGAATTTAAGAAAACGGAGGAAAAGCAATGAGCAAAGAAGCAAGAGCGTTGTTGAGAAAGATCAACGACAAAAAGAACGCAATCAAAGCCCTTGTGAATGAGGGAAAGACAAAGGAAGCAAAGGAAGCAAAAGCAGAACTTGTGGACATGCAGGATCGTTTCAACATCCTGATGGACTTGGAAGAGGACGAGGACGAGGACATCAAAGACCAGCTTGACAAGGATGAAGCAACAAGGGTTGAAGGAAAAGACAAAACACCTTCAAAGAAAGACATTGCGCGTGCATTTGTCAATCGTATTGTCTGCGGAATGCGCAAGACAAAAATGGACGAGAAAGACAAGAAGATCATGGATGCAATGTCGGAGAAGACAGACGAGGATGGCGGCTTCACAGTCCCACAGGACATTCAGACAGACATCCACGAATTAAGAAGGACAGATGATGACCTTGAACAGTATGTCAATGTTGAGCCTGTCAGCACATTATCAGGAAGCAGAGTGCTTGAAAAAGATGCAGATTCAACACCATGGGACGATGTAGATGAAGCAGCAGAGTTCGGAGAGGAAGAAACACCGAAATTGCGACAGATCAAGTACAAGATCGGCAAGAAGGGCGGCATCCTGAAAGTAACACGCGAACTTCTTCAGGACACAGCAGAAAACATTCTGGGCTTCCTGAATAAGTGGATCGCGAAGAAGTCAAGAGCCACAAGAAACGCTGCGATCCTGAAGAAACTTGCAGAGATTACAAACACAAAAGAAGTTGCAATCAGCACTGTGGACGATCTGAAGACAGTCTTCAATGTGACACTTGATCCAGCGATTGCAGCGTCTTCAATCGTTCTGACAAACCAGTCAGGATTCAACTATCTTGACACATTAAAGGATGAACGCGGCGACTACATTTTGCAGCCAGATGTCACAGACAAAACAAAGATGCTTCTTTTTGGCGTATATCCGATCAAGAAGGTCAGCAACAAAGTTTTGAAGAATGTCGAAGTGAAGACTGATGGAAGCAATGTGTCAGCGTACAAGTACCCACTTTATATGGGCGACTTGAAGGAAGCAATCACTTTATTTGACCGCGAGAAGATCAGCATCGAACTTTCAACCGAAGCTGGCGATTTATGGGCGAAAGACCAGACAGGAATCAAGGTGCGTGACAGATTCGATGTGCAGGCATTTGATGAAGAAGCAGTCATCAAGGGAGAAATCACAGTTCCTGTTGCTGGTTAATGGCAGCAGGCTTCAGGAGAGGAGGAAAAGACATGGAACTGGAAGAACTGAAAGCATATTGTCGTATTGACTATGACGATGACGATGAAGTGATCAAACTGATTTATGCAGCAGTGCTGGAAGAAATGACAGACCTGATCAAAGACTTCAATCCTGAAGCACTCACGAACCGCCAGAAGTTATTGATCTGCATGTATGTCAAAGAAGCCTACGACAACAGGGACAGAACAGCACCAACAGACGACAAAGTCAGATTCGCGGTGCAGTCGATGATGCTGAAAGAAAGGTTGAAGTGATATGTCAAGCGCAAGGATCAAAATATACAAATATCAGTATGGGAAAGTTGATGGAAGGCGAGTGGAAGCAGAACCGATCTTGTATCACGAATGCTGGTGCGAGATCAGCAGCCTTTACGGAAAAGAACTGTACAAGGCAATAGAAATCAGACTGGAAGACACAATCGTGTTTGACAAGATCAGGTATTGCAAAAAGGTCAAAGAGATAGCAGCACACCTGAAGGACTACTTCGTGGAGTACGAAGACGAAAAATACAATATTTTCGCAAGGGACTTCAGACAGAATGACAAGCAATATGTACAGCTGAAGGCGAACCGCGTCACATAGATGTGTCAGATTCTGACACGGAAAGGAAGCAGCATGAAAGTGACTTTTGAATTTGAAGGACTGAAAGAACTTCAAAATAGACTGGAAACGCTTGCGAGCGATTCAGAAATCAGAAAGACAAACAAGCAAATCTTCCAGAAGTCTGTTGATTATACAGAACCACGCATGAAGGCGGTTATGGCGCGATCTGCGGACAATTCAAAGTCGGGAAAGAAAGGATACAGACCTTCTGGACACGCTGCGGATAATATCCCCACGAAAGCGACAGCAAAAGGCGGCGAAGTCGGCTGGACGCTTCTGGGCGATGCTGAAAATTGGTTTTACATGAAATTTGTAGAGTGGGGGACAACGAAACAGCCCCCACAAGACTTCCTTTACAACACAATGGAAGAATGCCGCGGACAGTGGGACACGATAGCGGATCAGGAATACCAGAAGCTGTTAAATGAAAAGCTGGGAGGATGACACATGGACATTGTGAAGAAGACACTGGATACGCTTGCAGTGCTGGAAACAGAAGGAATCACAGTGCAGCAGGGCTGGTATGACGCAGACATCAAGGGACTGCATGTGACTGTGTGGAATCTGGGGGACTACGGCGGCGAACATTCGGACGATGACGAAGAAGTCGAGATTGCAGCAGTGCAAGTGTGCATCTGGTCAAGCACAGATCAAATCAGGTTAAAAAAGAGAATCAAGCGACTTATGAAAAAGGCAGGATTCGCATTCATGGGCGCAAATGACAATCTTGAAACAGATACAAAAATATTTATGAATGCCGCAAGGTTCATGGCGGCAGAAGAAGCAGAACAGGAGGACGAAGAAGAATGAGTGAAGCAGGAAAGCAGATCATCAGATCGAGAACAAAGTCATTTCGCGACATCTATGTCGCACCAGTAACACAGAACGATGCGACAGCATACGCAGCAGGCACACCAGTCAAACTTGCGCGTGCTATTTCGGGAAAAGTGTCTGACAAGTTCAGTGTTGAAAAGATTTACAGCGATGACGGAGTGGAGGACACAGTTGAAACCTACGAAGGAACAGATGTGGAGTTTGAAGTCAATTCCCTTGCACCGCAGGACAAAGCAATGTTATTCGGTCACTTATACGAAAAAGGCTGGCTTGTAAAAAACAAGGACGACAAAGCACCTGAAGTCGCTGTCGGATATAGAGCAAAGAAGCTGAATGGCAAATATGAATTTGTATGGCTTTATGTCGGAACATTCGGACAGGGATATGATGACAACTATCAGACACAGGAAGACAAGGTCACAACACAGACAGCAACGTTGAAGGGCAGCTTCTACGAACGTGCATGTGACGGAAACTTTGAAACACAGGTTGACGAAAGCAACCTTCTGGCAGAACACACGGACGCAGCAGCAGCGATCAAAAATTGGTTCGGAAAGGTACAAGAGCCAACAGAAGCAGCGTAAAAGAACAATAGGAGGGCGAACACATGAAACATGAAGTAATTATCAACAACAAAAAGTATGAAATGCCGAAGATGGATGTTGACACATACATGGAATACCTTGAGATCAGGGACGACATCATGGGAACTGAAAAGAAGAACGGACTGTATACAGCCGCGCAGTTCCGAAAGATGATGGACTGCATCTGCATGGTATACGGCAACCAGTTCACTGTTGACGAGTTGAAGGACAAGGACACAGGACTGGGCGTGGCTGCAATTATCATGGAATTTGCGTCAATAGAAACATCATTAGGCGATGAGGTCAACGCAAAGGTCGAGAAGTTACAAGAAAATTTTTCAAATGGCAAATAATACCCGAACTGACACTGATCTGCAATGAAAAAGAATACATATGCGCATCAGTGTCGGTTGAAAAGTACAGAGCATACACAGAACTAATGGAAAAGAATGGCGGCGATGATGTTGCATCGGCTTTTCAGTTCAATGCGGCAATTATGAAAATGGTCTTCGGAATATCCGAAAGGGAAGTGCTGAAGGCAGATGTCGCAGAACAGCTGGCAGCAGCAAAGATGATTCATTTTGTGATGCAGGACATCATCACGCAGAAGTTTCTTGAATTAAACCCGAACAGACCAGAAGAAGTCGAACAGGAAAAGTCAGCATTCGATGAATATGACGAAGAAAACGGCTACAACGAAGCTGAAAATCAGCTGGACGATGAAAACATCTGGAAAGTGTGCCGCGACAATGTGGACAGGGTTGTCAAACTGTGTATAAAAGGGCTAAACGATTCACTTTCAAATGTTATGAAGTCGGATATTATGAGCCTTTTGGATCATGTGGCGTTCGAGATCAAGACCATCAACGAAAAGTGATGAAAGGAACGTGCATACATGGCGCAGGCATCAATCAAGATCGGTGCTTCAATGTCAGAATATCAGTCGGCTATGAAAGCGGCGGTCGCAAGCATGAAAGAACTGTCGTCACAGTACAGTCTTGCTGCTGCGAATGCCAAACTGTACGGCACGAAATCTGACGCGTTAAAGGCGAAGATCAGCGAACTTACACAGAAAATGGATGTCCAGAAGACAAAAGTCGCGGATTGTAAAACACATTATGAAACACTGACAACACGACTGGACAACAACAAGAAAAAAAGCGAAGAACTGAAGACAAAAGTCGCAGAACTGTCAAGAGCCTATGAGGAAAGCAAGGAAGCGACTGGCGAAAATTCAGAGGAAACAAAGAAATTAAAAACAGAGCTGGACAAAGCGGAAAAACAGCTGGCAACAACAGAAGCGCAAACAACGAAATACGAAGCGGCAGTGAAGAAACAGGGCGCAGCAGTCACACAGGCTGAAGCTGACCTTGCGAACATGGAAGTGCAGCTTCGTGATGTCAATGCGGAACTTGCGCGTCAGAAGTTCGATGAATACGCGGAAAAGGCTGGAAAAGTCGGACAGGCAGTGCAGACAGCAGGACAGCACATGACGAAGGTCACAACCGCGATCGGCGGCGTGGCAGCGGCATCAGTAACAGTTGCAGCAAACTTTGAACAGCAAATGTCAAAAGTGCAGGCAATCAGCGGAGCAACAGCAGAGGACACAGACAGGCTGACAGAATCAGCGCGTCAGTGGGGGCGTGATACAAAGTATTCAGCAACCGAAGCTGGCGAAGCGTTTGAATATATGGCACTTGCAGGCTGGAAAACGGATGACATGCTGGAAGGTATCGGCGGCATCCTGAATCTTGCAGCAGCATCGGCGATGGACTTGGGAACAGCTTCAGACATCGTCACAGACTACTTGACAGCGTTCGGACTATCGGCGAAGGACGCTGGAAAATTCGCAGATGAAATGGCTTACGCAATGAGCCATTCAAACACAACAACTGAAGCACTTGGCGAAGCATACAAGAACTGCGCTGCGACAGCGGCTTCAATGGGCTATTCGGTAGAAGAAACAACAGCAGTATTGATGACAATGGCGAACGCTGGTGTGAAGGGCGGAGAAGCAGGAACAGCCCTGAACGCTATTATGACCAGACTTGCGACAGACACAAAAGGATGCGCAACGGAATTGTCGAAGTACGGCGTTGAAGTGTACGATGCGCAGGGCAACATGAACAGCTTGTCAAGTATTCTGACAGGCGTGCGCGGAGTATGGAACAACCTGACAGACGAACAGCAAGCGAACCTTGCAAAGACAATCGCAGGAACGAACCAGTTTTCTGCATTGCAGACGATTATGTCTGGCTTGTCAGATGAAGCGGTTGCAAGCGGAATGTCCTTCAGCGATTATTCTGAAGCACTTCAGAACTGCGATGGAACAGCTTCAGACATGGCGGCAACAATGCAAGACAACCTTCTGGGAAGACTGACACAGTTGAAGTCAAAGCTGGAAGATGTCGGAATCACAATCGGCAATTCGCTTATGCCATTCATGGAAAAGGCAGTGGCGAAGATCGGAGAACTTGCGGACAAGTTCGCATCATTAAGCCCACAGCAGCAGGAAACAATCTTGAAGATTGCTGGCGTTGTGGCAGCACTAGGACCATTACTGACGATCACAGGAAAAGCGATCACAGTGTCGGGGCAAATTTCAAAGGGAGTCGGAAAAGTTGTCGGAAAGCTGGCTGAAATGGGAACAACAGCAGGCGGCGCAACAGGCGGCATGTCTGTATTAAAAGGCGCACTTACAGCGATCACATCGCCAGTCGGAATTGCAATAGCAGCAATCGCAGGGATCACAGCAGTCGTTGTGACACTGTGGAAGACGAATGAAGACTTCAGAAACAAGATCACGGAAATCTGGAACAGGATCAAGTCGGTGTTCACAGAGTTCGGGCAGCACATAACTGACAAACTCAATTCGCTGGGCTTCGATTTTGAAAACTTCGGGGAAGTGGTCAAGGCAATCTGGGAAGGCTTCTGCAATGTATTAGCACCGATCATCGAAGGAGTGTTCAATAATATTGCAATCTTCATTGAAACAACGCTGAATGTAATCACAGGCGTGTTCGACTTCTTCGTGTCATTATTCACAGGCGACTGGCAGGGATGTTGGGACGCAGTGAAAAGCATATTTGAAAGCGTGTGGAATGGGCTGAAGGAATATATCGGCAACATTCTGAACACAATCAAAGGCGTTGTTGACGCATTTCTGGGCTTGTTTGGAACGTCATGGGACGAAGTGTGGAACAGTATCAAGACAACCTTTGAAAACATCTGGAATGGCATTGTATCGTTCTTTTCTGGCATACTTGACGGAATAGTGAACACAGTCACGACAGTGTGGACAGCGATCAGCACGACAATTTCAGATGTACTGACAGGCATCTGGAACACCTTCAGCAATATATTCACGACAATCAGGGACTTTGTATCAACAGTCTTTGAAACGATCAAGAATGTGATCACAGTTGTGATCATGGCGATTGCGGAATTTTTCAGCGCAGCTTTTGAAATCCTGACAGTTCCGTTCCGATTCATTTGGGAGAACTGCAAAGAAACAATTATTTCAATCTGGGATGCAATCAGTACAAAGATACAGACAGCAATCACGTTTGTACAGAATATTATCACGACAGTATGGAACGCGGTCAGCAGCGTATTCACGACAGTGTGGACGGCAATCAGCACGACAGTGTCAAATGTTGTGAACAGCATCAAGAACACGATCACGAATGTATTCAATGCGGTCAAGACGACAGTCAGCAACATATTCAACAATGTGAAGTCAACAGCGACATCAATCTGGAACAGCATCAGCAGCACGATCAGCAATGTTGTGAACAGCATCAAGAACACAGTCAGCAACGTGTTCAACACATTAAAATCAACAGTCAGCAACGTATTCAACAGCATAAAATCAACAGCAACATCGGTCTGGAATGCAATCAAGAACGCAATAACAACACCGATCAATGCCGCGAAAAACGCTGTACACAATGCAATCGAAGCGATCAAGTCGAAGTTCCACTTCACATGGTCACTTCCGAGACTGAAATTACCACACCCGAAGATCACAGGAAGCTTCAGCCTGAATCCTCCGTCAGTGCCACACTTTTCAATAGACTGGTACAAAAACGGCGCTATTATGAACGATTCAATGATCTTCGGAATGAACGGAAACAAGCTGCTTGCTGGTGGCGAACCAGAAACAGGCGGCGAAGCTATTCTTCCGCTGAAACCATTCTATCAGGAATTGAACACAATGCTTGATGAAAAGCTGAAGAATATAGAGTCAGGAACAAGTGTGAAGGTTGAAAATCACACATACATTGACGGCGAAGAAGTGGCAAGCAAGACATACACGAAAGTGGATGAACAGCTTGTGGAAGATAAAAGGAAAGGAAGGTAAGGCAGCATGAAAGTGAATGGAATTGACGCAAGAAAATACAATGCGAAGCAGCTGACAGCCGAAGTGCTGCCGCCTTCACTTGCTGTCGATTATGAGATCGTGACAGGCGCGATCCTTCCGACAGAATTTGAAACAGACATGGAACTGGGAAAACTGAAGCTGTGCATGTACTTCAGGGGCAAGGATAGAAACAGCCTGATCAGGAAGATGTCAGCATTTCTGGAAAACTTCACAAAGTCAAGCGTGCTGGAAGTGGATGGCTACAAAGGAAAGTTCAAGGCATACACAGCAAGTAGCGAATATTCAAAAATGAAAGTGAAAACCAGATACAAGCTGAACATCGTTCTTGAAGGCTATTTTTTTGATGATGAATTAAATCTGGAATATGACGGAATCACACAGACAACGATTGATCGACAAGGGACACGAAAAGCACCAGCGATCATTGAAGTCTATGCGAAGAAGGCGTTGAAGAATTATAAAATCAGTGGATTTGAAGACGACATCATCGTGGAACAGCTGGCAGCAGGGCAGACGATCATCATTGACGGAGAAGAAGGACGCATCACGAACAATGGCGCGGACGCATTCGGAAGTGTTGACTTGTGGAAGTTCCCAGCAATCGCGCAGCAGCAAACAGCCCTGAAGTTTTCAAACGCAGATGCAGTCGTTCGGATCAGGTACAAGCCTATGTGGATATAAGGAGGAAGACAGATGCAGATTTTTAATGACAAAAAGCAGCGTGTCGGAATCCTGAAGGGCTTCAAAGATCGCAAGATTGTGAAGACGCTTGATTCAGGCGACAAGGAATTGACTTTCAAATATCCTTCGGACGGCAAGCAAGTTGACCTTCTGAAAGAAGAATACTACATCAGGACGAAAGAAGACGAATACGTCATCAGGAAAAGAAAGACAGGCACACAGTTCAACGAGTACACAGCACAGCTGAATGTCGAAGAACTTGAAGGCGCAGTCTTCCCATACGGATTTGAAAGCAAGGAACAGACGATCAGGGCATGTCTTGAATTTGCTTTTGAAGGAACAGGCTGGAAGGTCGGCACATGCCAGATCACAAAGAAAAGAACAATCAACAAAGACGAAGAAACGAATGCATGGAAAGTCCTTCAGGACTGCTTGTCAACGTATCGTGTGGAATGCAAGATCAATAGTCTGACAAAGACGATTGACATATATGAACAGATTGGAGCAGACCGCGGACGATACTTCATCGAAGGACTGAATCTGAAGAAACTGACAGTGACTTCAGACACATATGATTTTTATACGCGACTGATCCCTTTAGGGAAAGACGGAATCGGAATCGAATGGCTGGGAAAGCCGTATCTTGAAAATTATCAATACAGCAGCAAGATCAAGACATATGTGTGGAGTGATGAACGATACACA